ATCTGTACGGCATTTCGGGCTTGCAAAACTACGGGCTGACCAACGATCCGCGCTTGTCCGCACCTGTTACCGCTTCGGCAAACTGGGCGACTGCCACTCCTGACGCGATCTACAATTCCATCATTACGGACTTGTGGAAGCCGATGCAAACGCAATCGCAAGGTACTATCCGTCAAACCGATGAACTGCGTCTGGGCTTGCCACCTAGTGCTGTCGCAGATATCAATCGCGTCAACTCCTACGGTCTTGCAGCGGCAAAGCTGCTCAAAGATGCGTGGCCTAAACTGGAACTGGTTGAAGTGCCGGAGTACGACACCGCATCAGGTCGTCTGTTGCAGTTGTGGGCAGTCAAGGTTGAAGGTCAAGAAGTTGCAACTTGCGCCTTCACCGAGAAGATGCGCGCTCACGCTGTCGAGCGTTACTCTTCGTACTTCCGTCAAAAGAAGTCGGCAGGCACTTGGGGCGCTGTAGTTTTCCGCCCGTTCGCAGTTACGCAAGGTATTGGTTACTAGTTTAACCACAAATTAACCACTAAGTCTAACGGTGTGTTCTCCTCGAAAGCCCGGTTCGCCGGGCTTTTGTTTACCTTACGTCCGCTTTAGCTTAGAATGAGGATTCGCGCTCTGTGCGAGCCGACCCGTTACGCCTATCCACCATCGGAGTAAACCATGACTGACCAAACGAACGAACAATCTGTTGTCGAACAAACCCCAAACGTGTCCGGCGATGCCTCCAATGCCGTTGTGACATCGGCCGAACCTTCTTCAGTGACTACTGCCTCCGATGCATCAAGCTCCGCGCCCGTTACGGACACCGTAGCTGACACTGCAACTACTGATGAAACTGTAGACGCGCCTGAAAGCGAATCGTTGCTTGAAAGCATTGAACATGTCGTCGAAGAAGGCATCGAGACACTTAAAAAGCTGGTCGAGTAATAACGACCAAGCCGAACAACTAACAAGGAGTTACATTTATGGCTACTAAGTCCAAATCTAGCGGTTTCGTTACTGTCGCGTGCAAGCTGCCACAAGGCTTGAACATCAGCGTGCCAGATACTGATATCAAGCTTAAACTGCATGGCACACATTCCCCTTACGCTGTCGCCGGACACGGTCTTACCGAGGTCAAAGCGGATGTGTGGGACGCCGTAGAAGCACACTACAAAGATGTACCTGGCGCTAAATGGCTCGGTTCGTCCGTGTTTGTGTCGTCTAAGCGTGAAGACGCTGTGGACGAAGCGACTGAGAAAGCCGACGAGAATTACGGGTTTGACCCGATTGACCCTACCGCCCCCGGTTCAGTAAATAAGGGCATCGCAGTTGCGGATTAATCCGGTAACATAGAGCTTTACGAAAGGGGTTCATCATGGCGGTTATCGTTTTCAGTCCGACGGATTTTGTAGCTTGCTACCCGGAATTTGCAAACGCGACCGATACGCGATTGACTGATATCTTTAATCTGGTGCAGTACACCATGATTGACAATACAGACAATTCGCCAGTGATGGACCCCAACTTTCGCACGCAGTTGATCTATATGGCGATGGGCCATTTGCTGTTGATCTACGGCCTCGCGCCTGCGCAGCGCAGCGACGGCACGATAGACAATACCCCGCCAGGGCGCATTTCCAGCGCAACCGAAGGCACGATCACTACAGCATTCCAGATGGAAGTCACCAACGCGAACGGTAGTGCGGCGTGGTGGAATCAGACCAAATATGGCGCAATGTACTGGATGGCGACAGCGCGTTTCCGCTCTTTCCGGTATTTCCCGTCCGGCGTGTCTGGCATTGGGCAAGCCGTGGCGTATGGACAACCCCCATTCTTTGTGCCGGGTGGTGTATGAGTGTCACACGTCGCGGGCTAGATCATTCCCGCTTTCGCAAATACACAGCGGTATCTGTGAAAGCAGGTGTGTTGGAAAGTGCGACCTACCCCGCCGATACGTTGACCAACGCTGCGACCGGCGAACAAGTACCCGACCCGCGAGCGGGTATGAAAGTTGCTACTATTGCACGTGCATTGCATTACGGCATCAGACAAAATCATCCCCGCCCGTTCATTGCGCAGGCAGTTATACAGCACAAGAAAGAATGGGCGACCGGGTTTGTCAAGCTAGCAGTCGCAGGCGTTACGCCGCTAAACGCTGCGCAGCAAATCGGGCAAGTCATGAAAGAAGATATTCAGCAGTCTATTCAGCAATGGCCTGCGGATAACTCAGCATCGTGGGCGAAGTTTAAAGGGTTCAATCACGGCTTGGTGTTGACGGGCCACCTAACAAATTCGATTGAGTTCGAGGCGAACAAAAAATGACGTTCAACATTCGAAGCGCGGTACGCGGCGCAGTGCAACAACTGAACGAAGACACCCCCGGCACCGTCTACGTGTCCACCGGGCGCACCAACACGGGCGGCATTCTTACGCCTACTTACGCGAGTGTTGCCGCTTATTTGCAGGTGCAAGCGCAGGATCACGACTCGATTCAGCACAATCGCGGACTCGAATATAGCGGTTCGTACTATACCGTCTACGCATATGGCGACTTCTCGGATATCGAGCGCCCGGACGGTAAGGGCGGCGACGTGGTGAACATGAACAATCGGTACTATTACATTTCGCAGGTCTTTGAGTGGTGGCCCGATTGGTGCTCGTTTGAAGTGACGCGCCAGCTAAACGCGACCGATCTAGCCGCGCTCTTAGCCGCGTTAAGTAATGGAGCAAACCCATGAGTACAGTCGCTTTATCCCCCAGCGAAGATCAAGTGTTTGCCGCCGTTTACGCGGCAATTGTTCAACTATTCGACACGTCTATTCAGCCCAACATCTTCAAGGGCTTCCAGAATATGACTTCGACCCCGCTTGCGTCCTACGTCGTCATATCGCCGAGCACGAAGGAACGGCAGAATCAAGGTGCGCGCAGCTATGACGCGACGAACGGGTTTATGAACGAAGAGCGCAGCACGACCTATTCTTACCAGATAGATTGCTACGGCCCGGCAGGCCCCGATTACGCAGATATTATCTCTATCGCTTGGCGCTCGGCCTGGCTGGCGAACTACGCAGAAGACAACGCGCTACCGTTTCAGGTGCTGTATGCCGACGAACCGCAGCAGTTGAACATCGCTAATGCAGAAAACCAGTACGAACAGCGGTTCATGCTGAAAATCTATTTGCAAGTGAATCAGGTCGTGTCATTACCGCAACAGTTCTTTGTGACAGCTCCGACGACAACTGTTGAAGTCCCTGCCGACGCCGACCCGTTATAGATTCGTTTGCACGGGGTCGTTGCAAGATGCTAGAATCGGTGCGTTGATAGGGCTTTTCTATCGTGTCAGCCCGCACGATCAATTTTAAGGACGCATCAGCATGTCAACTATCCCAATTTCCCAGATTGTAACAATGCAACCGGGCGTTGTCAGTGGTGGCGGTGCGGCCTCCCTACTGACCGGCCTTGTATTGACACAAGACGCTTCTGTACCACCCGGCCAGTTCCTTGATTTTTACGACGCTACTGACGTGTCAAACTGGTTCGGTGCAACCTCTAATGCAGCAACACTGGCTAACGCCTACTTCCCCGGCACGATCAATGGCGGCCAACTGCCTTATGATCTGAAGTTTGCTTTCTACGCGACGGCTGCGCAACCCGCTGGCGTGTTTGGCGCGCAACTCGGCACCATGACGCTAGCACAGTTGCAAGCATTGAGCGGCACGTTGATTGTGACCACTGCGGCCCTGCACACGTCGAGTTCGATTAACTTGTCGAGCGCTACTAGCTTCGCTAACGCCGCGTCGACCATGACAGCTGCCTTCACATCACCAGATTTTGCCATCACCTACGATGCGCAACGCGGGCGCTTCCTGCTGATGACGACACTGACCGGCACCACTGCTGCGTGCTCTGCCGTCACGGGCACACTCGCAACCGGTGTGGGTTTGTCTGCAACTGCTGGCGCGTATAACCAAGCCGCAGGTATCGCAGCAGATGCGTCAGAAGTGACCGCGCTCAATCGCATCATTAACCAGACAACCAACTGGGCGACATTTACCACTGACTACGCCATAGCAACTGTAGCGGAGCGTATGTCAATTGCGCAGTGGAATAGCGGGCAAAACTCCCAATATCTTTACGTTAGCTGGGATCTGGATGCAATTGATACGCAGACCGGTAACACCAGCAATTTCGGGTACGAAGTGTTTGCTCAACCCTACCAAGGCACACTACCTGTTTATGGCACCATCGGCGCGGCAGGTGCAGCAATGGCGTGGGCGGCGTCGATCAACTTCAACGTGCCAAACGGGCGCACCACGTTAGCATTCCAGCAATCTACGGCGGGTGTGTCTGCTAGCGTGTCCGACTTGGCGACGGCTAACGCGCTGCTGTCGAACAACTACACATACATTGGCAATTACGCTAACGCGGCGAACACTTGGACTATTTTCTACAACGGCAAAGTGTCTGGTGAGTTCTTGTGGGCCGATACTTATGTCAACCAAATCTGGCTGAATCGCTCGCTGCAACAGGCGTTTTTTGAGGCGATGCTGGCCTATAACTCGCTGCCGTACAATCAAGACGGTTACACCAATCTGTACCGCGCAGGCGTGGACGTGATTAACTCCGGTGTCACTGCTGGCGTGATTCGTGCAGGCGTTACTTTGTCGAACTCGCAGCAGCAGCTGATTAATACGCAAGCCGGGCGCACTATCTCGGACGTGGTGCAAACTCGTGGTTGGTATCTGTTGATCGGCGATCCGTCCAATCCTGCGCAAAGTCGGCAGAATCGCACGACGCCAGTGGCGCAGCTTTGGTACTGCGACGGCGGAAGCATCCAGCAGTTGACCGTCCAATCTCGCGCAGTCATTTAATTTAAGGAGCACACAACATGGCTGGCACGCTTACCGTCGCAAATTCCGTAATCTCCGCAACCGTCGAAGCTCTTTACACGTCTGCGACTCAACTCACTGGCTACTCGGCAGATGACGCGTTTGACTTCGACGCGGTAGAGAACGGCGAATACCAAATGGGCATCGATGGCACGCTGTCTGCGGGTTTCGTCTATAACGAGATTCCGTTCACAGTGACATTCAATGCCGATAGTCCCTCTGTTCAAATCTTCGAAAACATTTGGAGCTACGAACAGTCTAACCGTACCAAACTGGCGCACAACTGGACAATCACGCTGCCAAATTTGAGCCGCCGTTACGACCTCAAAAATGGCTTCATGAAAAGCTACAAAGCACCTAGCGGCAAGAAAGTATTGCAGCCTGCCGTGGTGCAGCTCGTGTTTGCCCGTATCGAACCTTCTTCGACTTAATAGGCTCGTATCATGCCACTCGTCAAAGGTGAGAGCGACAAGTCCCGTTCAGATAACATCAAACGGGAAATTGAAGCAGGCAAACCCGCAAAGCAAGCAGAAGCGATAGCGTACAGCGTGCAGCGCAAAGCGGGAGGTAAAGATCGTGCTTACGATGCCAAAGCAAGTTTTGCCGCGTTGCATAAGTACGCAGAAGACTGCATGAATTACGACAAACGCAAACGCTGATACAGTGTTAAAGCCAGTAACCTCGCCGCCGATACGTTACGCGTATTGCCGTCACGGTAGAAAGCCAGCCCAAACGGGCTGGCTTTTCTTTTCGTACATCGCGTTGTAGCGCGTAGATCATGCTGGGTTCGCAGTAGCCCAGTATTCTAGTGCGGCACTGTGCAAGGCGCGCTGTGCGTCGTCAAACCCAACAGGCGAAGATGTTAGCTCAACTAATGCTCCCGCTGACGCGTAGGCTGTCATGCCGTGCGCTTGAATAAAAGCGCGGCATTGATCCAGGTGCTTTGCGGCGTCTACCACACCCATTTTAGCGGCTACCTGCGCAATCCGTGACCGTGCGTCTTCGACAGTTAGTGTTTCGGCCACTGCTGCGTTAAGCTCAATTATCGGTGCTACACCAAGTTGCTCGGCAGTTTGCGGTGCAGTAGCTGCAAACGTTCGCGGGTCGAGATTGAAACAAGCAGGCGACGTAAACGGCCATTCCGCAGACGGGGTGACGGCTTTCTCTGCTTCGATGTCAGCTTTCGTGCAGCGTCTGCGTTTAGTGCCTTCTGGTGCAGTAGTTGCGGCTGTTTCACTTTGTTCTGCTGACGGGGCGGCTTGTTGTGCTACCACCTCACCGTTGCAACCTACCAGCGATTCCGAGCAGTCAGACTCCGCAAGCAGTTGCTGCAACGCATATTTGGTGCGTTTTTGATACCCGGCCCATTCTACGAACGCGTTGAGTTCGTCCAGCGTGTCAAATGATAGGCGCATGTGTTTTTCTCCTGTGTGGTTGTGTTGTTGTTACGCCGCTACTGCGGCGCGTTCTTTTGCGGCCTGCACTGCGCGCAACTCGCGCTGAGTCTCCAGCAATGCCCAACGCACGCCAAGCGCTGCCTCGTTTGCTTTGATGTACGCTCCGGCGGCTTGCAAGCGCTCAATAGAGATTGAGTTCGTGTTGCGCATAGTGTAAATGGCACGCACTGACGTATTAAACAGTGCGGCCGACTCTTTG